CAAGGTGATCAGAGCGCAGGTAACCATGCATTGTTTGAATTGAACAGTGGTTCGTTCATTCAAAACCTGACGTTGACTGGTATGAAAGCCGGTAGTTCAGGTACTAACACTGTTGACTCTGTACTTCCTGCTGCTCAAGGTTGGAACTTTGCATTCTATGCTGGTGCAACTATTACTAAGTCACCGTACATCCAAAACTGCACCAACTTCTCTGATAGTGAGATTGACAACAGCAACCTAAATGCAAACACACCTGCTGGTGGTCTTGCAGGCGATACTGACTCCGCACCTACTGGTGGTGGCATGTTGGTTGATGGTTCTGTTGTTGCTACCACATCACCGTTGCGTTCAATGGTGGCAGACAGCTATACCCACGTTGGTTTGAATGGACCTGGTGTCCTTGTTACTAATAATGGCTATTGCCAGGCAACTAGTAGCTACGCATTTTTTAACAAGTACCACATCAAAACGTTGAATGGTGGTCAGGCTAACTTGGCTGCATCTACAACTGATTTTGGTGACGAAGCATTGGTTGCTGATGGTAAATCTACTACCGCTATTTTTACATCTAATGTAGATGGTGCTGCTAACGATGGGGCTACTACCTTTAACATTAACGAACCTACTGCTGGTAGTGGTTGGTTCGGTGATGCTCAAAGACCTGGTAGCAACATGTTGGTGACTGTGAATAGTGTTACTTATCCTGTATTGTCTGCTACTGCTAATACCGATAGCGAAGGTGGAGCAGGATGGACTGTAACTATTAGCCGTCCTAACCCTAACAAGCGAAGCGAAAACCTTGGTCTTAATGGTGCAATCAGTGATGACGCTGCTGTGTCATTCTTCCTACGTTCTATGATTGCTTCTAGCGGTCATACAATGGAATACGTTGGTAGCGGTACGGACTACCGAGCACTACCTGAAAATGGTGGTGTACCTGACGACAGTAAGCAAATTGTCGAAAGCAACAACGGTAAAGTATGGACTGCTATCACTGATCAGAATGGTAAATTTAGAATTGGTGATTTCTTTACTGTTGATCAACGTACTGGTTTCATTGAGTTTAGCGCAGGTTCATACGCATTTGATGTCGTAACTGACACTACACCTGAACTTGGTGGTCAATTAGATGCGTTAACTAATAAAATTGTCAATCTTGCTGATCCTACTGCTGCACAAGATGCTGCTACTAAAGCTTATGTTGACGCACAAGGTGGTATTAGCGATGTTGTAGATGATACAACTCCTCAACTTGGAGGTGATTTGGATGTTAACGGCAATGACATTACAAGTGCATCTAATGGTAATGTTGTTATTAACCCTAATGGTACTGGTGATATTGTACTAGATGGTGACGTCGGTATCAACGTCACATCCCCAGCCGCGCCATTGGAGATTGGTCGCCTGGGTTCTGACTGGACAGGTGTTGCACCTTCTACTGGTACTGCTCTATTCATTCACAACGGCAACAACAGCACAACCTCACCTGCCAACATTCAACTTAGTGCAGGATCGGCATCTAACTCTAGCATTTACTTTGGCGATGAGAGTGACGCTAACATTGGTCAAATTGAGTACGACCATTCCGCTGACTCAATGGAGTTTAGGACCAATAATAGTACCCGTCTCGCTATTGCCAGTTATGGCGCAGTGGGGATCGGGGTGAGTAATCCTGCTGCCAATCTGCACGTTAATACTAGTGGAAACACCACCCTCAAAGTCTCATCGACTTTTTCGAACAGCACCACTACAGGTATTCAAATCGATACAACAGGTGATTCCTCTGCTGGGCGACTGAACTTCCTCAAGGCTGGAACTACGAGAGGCGGCGTCATATATGAGCATAATGCCGCAGGAGGCGATGAGGTATTAACCCTCAACGTTGCAGGCGGAGACAAACTGAACATCACTGGTGACGGCTACGTCGGTATCGGGACAGATTCACCGTCATTCAACGTTGACATCCGAACTACAACAGGAACAGATGCAACGCTTCAGCTTTATTGCGCTGGTACTGGTTCCAGTGATGACACAATTATTCGCAGCAGAATTGGTGGAACTACTGCCAACAACTACATCTTATTCGGTGATGCTGATTCCACTTCCAGTGGTCGTATTAGATATGATCACAACAGTGACTCGATGCAGTTTAATACTAACGGATCGCTGCAATTCTTAATTGATTCCAGCGGCCGCGTTGGCATCGGGACGACGAGTCCTGCAGCAACTCTTGATTTAAGCGGTAACTACGCATCAAACGTTACCGCCGTTAGCGCACTTGATATTGACTGCTCTGCTGGTAATTACTTCACAAAAACTATTAACGCCAACAGCACATTTACCTTTAGCAACGTGCCATCATCAAGGGCTTATTCGTTTACTTTGGAGTTGACCCACACCAGTGGTACGGTTACTTGGCCCACTAGCGTTGAATTCCCTGACGATACAGCGCCAACATTGACAACCGGTAAAACCCATTTGTTTATGTTTGTTACTGATGACGGCGGTACTAAATTCCGTGGTGCAGCACTTGTGGATTACGACAACTGATTAGGAGGTAACAACATGGATCCCAATTCCTTCCGCATGTTCATGGCTGCTTCTAGTTCTGACCTTGTGTTGCCTGCTATTGGTGCGCCATTTAAAGGCGGCTTTTACGCTGGTTTAATTAGCCATACTGCAAATAGTGTTGCCACTCATGCTTTGATTGTTGCACCACGAAGCGCTGAGTCTCTTACTATCCGATTTAAAACAACTGCTAGTTCTACAAGTGGTACGTCAAGTGCTTATGACGGCGCTGCAAATACTGCCAGCATGAATAATACTGATCACCCTGCAGCAAAATACTGCGCTGATTACACTGGTGGCGGCTATACTGATTGGTACTTACCTGCAGTTGATGAACTTAACATTGCCTACGTTAATTTAAAACCAGGCACTCAAAGTAACTATACCAACGACGGTGATAACGCTTATTCCGTTCCCGAGAGAACTAGCAACTACACAACCACTGACCCTGCTCAAACATCAGTAACTGCTTTTCAAACAGGTGGGGACGAGTGTTTTAGGGCCGCTAACACCAAATACTATTGGAGTTCTACACAATACTCTCTACTTACATCTACTGCAATGTATGTAACGTTCCGAACTGGTGAAGATTATCCAGAGACTAAAACAACTTCGACTGGCATGGTAGCCCGCCCATTCCGTAAAATTGCTCTTTAAAAAATTATGTATGTTCTTGCCCCCAATCAGACCGTTGAGACTTTTCCTTACTCAATTGGCGATCTGAGACGCGACAACCGTAACACTAGCTTCCCTCGCAACCCATCAAACGAGTTGCTTGCGGATTGGAATGTGTTTCCTGTTGTTGATCGTGCAAAACCAGACTACAATCCAGCCAATCAAGACTGTAATCAAGTAAACCCAACACTTGATAACGGTCAATGGCTGATGACTTGGGAAATCACAGCAGCCAGTGCAGAAGAAATTGCAGCACGCCTTGCCGACAAATCAGATGAAGTGCGTGCTCTGCGGAACCAGCGCTTAGCTGATTGCGATTGGACACAGTTTTCCGATAGCCCTCTTTCTGATGCTGACAAAACAACGTGGTCAACTTATCGCCAAGAACTCCGTGATGTACCAGATCAAACTGGGTTCCCTTGGAACGTTACTTGGCCCACTAAACCTTCTTAACAATCATGATTACTCTTATCCGTCCAATTCTTTTTGCCTTTTTGCAATCTGATCAAGTTAAAAAATTGATTGTCGATCTTTTGACAAAGCTAGCAGAGTCTACTGATAATGAAGTGGATGATGCTGCAGTTGAATTTATCCGTAATGGTCTATTTCCTAACAAATAATGCTTGAAGCTATTGTGTCAGCGTCTATTGCAGTCCTTGCAGCAGGCGCTGCTTTTGCTAACAGAATACATGCAAGAATTAATAACGTACACGAACGTGTTAACGTTTTAGATCGTCGTATTGATGGTGTTGAATTAAATGTTGCTCAAGAATATGTATCAAAAAGTGATCTACAATCAATGGTTGATCGCATGGAAGACCACATGGTACGTATTGAAACTAAATTAGACCAAATTGCATTTAAAAATGGCTAAGAAAAAAGCAACTGAAGACCAGTTTAACGAGCTGCATAATCTTGTCACTAAGGAGTTCCTTGCCCGTATTAAATCGGGCGAGGCTTCTACTGCAGATTTAAAGGCAGCTTGTGACTGGCTTAAGACAAATGACATCAGTGGTGTCGCCCTTGAGGGTAGCCCGCTGTCTAAACTAGCGGCGGTTATGCCTCAGGTAGACCCCGAACTTGTACAACGGAGGATGAATGGCTCGCACGTCTAAACACAGCGGACCTAAGTTCGCTAACGGTAACTATAAGTCGTATCAAACAGCTTACGACTCTAGAGAATTACAAATTGAAAAACGAAAAAAATTAAACAAAAAGAATAGAGAGCTTGGGACTTATGGCAATAAGGACAAAAAAGATGTTGCGCATACCAGATCTGGTAAAACCAGACTACAAGCCCAAAGCAAAAACCGTGCTGCTAACGGGCACGGTAAACGTTCTCGTTATTCATGACACCCCTACTTCCTACTCCTGACGACTACCTTTTTAACTTAATAGTTATGACCTCACCAGAAGCCAAGCGCCTGTGGAGGCGCTCTATTAAGGAACACTTTGACCATACATGTATTTATTGCGGAAAAACTTATGACCTTAGTCAGTTATCTATCGATCATGTTCATCCTCGGTCTCGTGGCGGGCAAGATGTTGCAACAAATGTCGTATGTGCCTGCACCCGTTGTAATCAGGAGAAAGGAAGTACCCCCGTCCTAGACTGGATGAGGTATAAATTTGGAGTCAATCGGCTCCGTGAAAAAGTTTTATTGGAGCATATTGCTTAAATGCTTAACATAGACAAAGGTTCTGTTAAATTTGGCACTTCTTTTGTAGAAAGTGTTAAACAAACGCTTGGTCAAACATATGAAGCAGTTAAAGAGGCTGTGCCTGTGGTTGGTCAGGTTGAAGAGTTTTACGCTGGCAGTGAAGAACGTGAAAGAGCTAGGCTACTAGAACGTGGTTTTACTCCAGAACAAATTCAAGCAGCTAATGTTGAAAAACAACAATACACTAAAACAGGTGAAGCTACCAGTCAGTTTATTCAAGACGTAAGTGATGTTACAAACATTGCCCCTGAGCTTGTTCAAGCCGGGGCTTTTGTTGCCGAATCCGTGCTTGATGCACGAATGGCTGGTCGTATGACGCTTGACACAGCTAGAGGTGCTGCCAGAATGATGCCAGCTGAACCTGCACAAGCGTTGACAATTACAGACCCTAGATTCTTAAAAGGTATTACACCAGGAATTGCAGATCTACCAGAAAACCGAGCTGCTATTGATCAACTTGAAAAAAATCTAGAAAACATTGCTAACCGAAGGGCAGCGTTAACTGAAAAATATGCTGATGATCCTAGTAGGTTGCAGCGTAAGTTGACTAAGCTTAAAAAAGAAGAAGATGGTGTTATCTCTACCTTGGAAAACATGCCTGGAGAAAAGGTAGCATATGGTAGAAAACCAGCCATTAGTGTAGACCCGACTGAACCTACTAGGCTAAATGTAAAAGGTGAAGTTGTGCCAAATCCAGCGCACCAACATCATATGGCAGGCAAAGCACAAACTGGTGCTTTTGTTAAAGCTATGAGAGAGGTTGGTGATGATGATGATTTGATTGCAATGCATAGTCATATTAGACGTGTTTTAAATTCTATGGGTAACGTGGATGCTAATATGCTTGACATCCCTGGTAAAGCTCATATAGCTATGAAAGGTGCTACTGAAGCACAAAGAGCTAGGAATGTACACAGTCTTTTTGATTTAATTGATGTTGAACCTAGTTCTAAAGCTGTACAACAATACATTGGTGATGTAAAAAATGCTGATGAATTGATGGACAGATTTAATACATATATTTCCGAATATATGAAACCCCAAAAAGACCTTGCTATTAAAATTACTAAGAAGTACCTTGCTGATCATAGGGAGTCTTTAAGTCCTAAAGATTTACAAGCATACGATGATTTGGTAAGCAAACTTAGTGGACTCTAATTTATGAATACTTTAGACCTCCTTAGAGGCGATTTCAAGCTCTTCCTACAGGCTTTGTGGGCGGAGCTTGATCTACCTAACCCTACACGTGCACAATATGCAATCGCAGACTATCTTCAGTATGGACCTAAGCGTCTTCAAATACAAGCTTTCCGTGGAGTGGGAAAGAGCTGGATTACTGGAGCCTTTGTTCTGTGGACGCTTTTTAATGACGCTGAAAAAAAGATAATGATTATTTCGGCATCTAAAGAACGTGCCGATAACATGTCAATCTTCCTACAAAAACTGATCATTGAAACACCCTGGCTGGTGCATATGCGCCCTAAATCTGATGACTCCCGTTGGTCCCGTGTATCATTCGACATTAATTGCAGTCCACACCAAGCTCCGTCTGTTAAATCAGTGGGAATCACTGGTCAACTTACTGGTAGCCGTGCTGACCTGATGATTCTTGATGACATTGAAGTTCCCGGTAACTCAATGACAGAAATGATGCGTGAAAAGCTCCTACAACTTTGTACAGAAGCTGAATCAATCCTTACACCCAAGGAAGACTCACGTATCATGTACTTAGGTACACCCCAAACTACCTTTACGGTCTATAAGAGGCTAGCAGAACGGTCATACAAGCCGTTTGTTTGGCCTGCACGATATCCACGTAAGACAAGCAATTACGAGGGCCTTCTAGCGCCTCAGCTGGCTGAAGACATCGAGAACGGTGCTGAAAAATGGGACGTAACAGATGACCGTTTTGATAATGAAGACTTGATTGAACGTGAAGCGTCAATGGGTCGTAGCAACTTTATGTTGCAGTTCATGTTAGATACCTCCCTTAGTGATGCTGACAAATTCCCTCTTAAATGTGCAGATCTTATCGTTACCTCTGTTAACCCTAAGTCTGCTCCTGAGTCCGTCGTCTGGTGCTCAGACCCAAAAAACGTTATCAAGGAACTCCCCACTGTCGGACTACCTGGAGATTATTTCTACAGTCCAATGCAGTTACAAGGAGAATGGGATTCTTACTCGGAAACAATCTGCAGCGTTGACCCGTCGGGTCGTGGGTCGGATGAAACAACAGCAGCTTATCTCTCGCAACGTAACGGTATCTTGTACTTGCACGAAATGCGTGCTTACCGAGACGGATACTCAGACAACACATTACTGGACATTCTAAAAGGTTGTAAAAAGTATGAAGTATCTAAACTTGTCATTGAAACTAACTTTGGCGACGGTATTGTTAGCGAGTTGTTCCGCAAACATCTCCAACAAACTAATCAAAGATGCGATGTTGAAGAAGTCCGAGCAACTGTTAGAAAAGAAGATCGAATCATCGATTCCCTTGAACCCGTCCTTAACCAACATCGACTCGTCGTTGACAAATCCGTTATCGAATGGGACTTCCGGTCTAACCCCAACGAAGCTCCTGAACGTCGATTGATGTATATGCTGTTCTATCAGATGTCTCGTATGTGTCGTGAAAAAGGTGCAGTGAAACACGACGATAGAATTGACTGTCTAGCACAAGGTGTTAAATACTTTACAGATGCTATGGGTATCTCAGCCCAGGAAGCAATCAAAGAACGTAAACGTATGGAGTGGAATCAGATGCTAGAAGAGTTTATTGATGACCCACAATCCTCTGCAAATCATATGGTTTTGGGTATGAATTACGAGCAAAGACAGCAAGCTAAAGGCGACACAAAGAACTCAGTCCCTAACTGGGTTTAGAACGGTCCCACATCTATACAGGAGAAGGGAAGGGTGGACCCGACTTCTGCGAAGGAAGGAACTCGGCGGTTGTCTTAACGACAACCTTCCTCCTTCCTTCTTTTATCTGATGATTCGTTTCCGTACTCATCTTATAAATACTACCACCAACTACGTTAACCACCTCTTACATGTATCATACAGTATCATTAGTACATACCACCCCAGATGCTGAGAAGCTTATAGCGTACATGGCTAGGGTATCTAATCCTGCTAACCAGGATAACCCCAAGTCAGAACGTTTGATTAGTTATTTGATTAAACATAAACACTGGTCACCTTTTGAGATGGTGAATATGTGCGTACAGATAGAGACAACCCGAAGTGTTGCTGCTCAAATCTTACGTCATCGTTCCTT